TAGATCTGGAAGATTTGGATCCGGTAGATCTGGAAGATTTGGATCCGGTAGATCTGGAAGATTTGGATCCGGTAGATCTGGAAGATTTGGATCCGGTAACTCTGGAAGATTTGCTTCCTGTCCGACTATTGGATTGGCTTCCACGTCGGTTTCCAGACACAGTATCTAAACCCTGTTCCTCTTTGTATTTTTGCCAGGCATTAGATGCCCTGATCATATATTCCTGATTGTTTAAATTGGGAAATCTTTGTCGGAGCCTTTTCAGTTCTTTGCTCATGAAATTTAAGTGAGCGTTACGAAAAATCGAGGGCTTTTTGGATGACATTTAATAATAATTAAGATATATTATATTTAAATTGGGATATAATATTTCCATGTCATTTCTATATTATACTTTGTTTGGCTTGAAATTTATTATATCCAAGTTGCAATATTATTTCTATACTATACTTATAAGTATGCCACTTAAACGGGGACATGATAGTCGAGGAAAATATTATCAATGGGGTAACAGCAACAAAAAATATTATTATGACAGTGAATCAGATCGCAAAGATGCCAAACATAAAGCCATTGTCCAAGGTTATGCCATCGAGAAATCACAAGAACGCCAAGGAAAACCAAATAAACTTCAACGATCAGGAACTGGGAAAAAAACAAATTTGAACATCTCCAGATCTAAAACCAACAGAAAATCCGGCAGTAAATCCAACAGAAGATCCGGTAGTAAATCTAACAGAAGATCCGGTAGTAAGCCTAACAGAAGATCCAGTAGCAAGACTAACAGAAGACCCGGTAGTAAGTCTAACAGAAGACCTAGTAGCAAGACCAAAAGAAGATCCGGTAGTAAGTCTAACAGAAGATCCGGTAGTAAGGCTAACAGAAGATCCGAAAGCAAGATCAAGCGCTAATTAAATAATTTATTGATGCTCAACAAATTATTTAATAAAAGTGGCCCGAGTGGGAATTGAACCCACATCACCAGATTTTCAGTCTGGTACTTTCCCATTTAAGCTATCGGACCGAGCTTCCGATGGGATTTGAACCCATGCGACCGGTTTCGAAGACCAGCATCCTTCCAATTAGATGACGGAAGCAATGATGACAAAATTTGTTATCATTGCATGACCAAATGCTTCCGATAGGATTCGAACCTATACGACCGGTTTCAGAGACCAGTATCCTACCTCGTTAGATGACGGAAGCAAATATAACCAAAATGTTCATATTTGCTTGTTTGTGCTCTTGATGGGACTCGAACCCATACATCCGGTTTGGAAGACCGGCATCCTGACCTGTTAGATGACAAGAGCATGCTTCCGGCAGGACTCGAACCCGCGTACCCAGCTTCGTAGACTGGTATCCTTCCAATTAGATGACGGAAGCAAATATGACCAAAAATGCCCATATTTGCTTGCAAATACTTCCGATGGGACTTGAACCCACACGACTGGCTTATCAGACCAGCATCCTTCCAATTAGATGACGGAAGCAAATATGATCAAAATGCTCATATTTGCTTGATTGTGCTCCCGATGGGACTTGAACCCACACAAACGGTTTAGAAGACCGGTATCCTTCCATTAGATGACAGGAGCCATTACTAATGAATTCATTAGTAATGGCCAGCATGATGTATCACCAGTCAAAATCGAATTGGCATTTACTTCCGGGAAGTTGTTCTGTCTTTGAACTATGGTAACTGTTTGTGAAAGATCATTCCTAAACAACAATATAGAATATTAATCACACGAGGCTCCCATTGGACTCGAACCAATACCAAATGCTTTGCAGACATCCGCTCTACCACTTAAGCTAAGGAGCCAGGGCCTGTACCGGAATCGAACCGGTATCATCTGGTCTGGAGCCAGACACTCTACCATTGAGCTAACAGGCCTATTGGTTGTTGGACGAACAACTAATAGTTCTGTTATTACAATTATATGTGAGAAAAAATTTTCTATATATTTTTCACACTCCACAATATTTTTATATACAATATATCTTTATATTATTTTTTCTTATTTTTGGCCGCAGGTAGAACAGGTGTGGTAATTTGGTTATTGGTTTGATTTTGATTTTCCAAAATATCAATGATTTTATTTTTGTCTTCGATTCGTTTTTCCAAAATTTCAATTTGTTTTTCCAAGGACAGTATTTTTTCGTTCTTGATATCGATTTCTTCTGCGTATTTGGAATTGGAAGATTCATCTTTTTTGATTTCGACGAGGGTTAATGGTTTTATATTGGATGATAATTTGGAATTGTCTTTTTTCAATACAGCATTAAAATATTTGTCCTTCCAATAATTTTCTCCAAAGCCAATGGTATTTCCAATATTTTTGTAGGATTTACTATATGATCTATTGAGCCAATTTAACAAGAAATAAAAGAAATAAACAAAACAAATAATGTAAATCCAAACATAAATTTTACTTTCAGCAGATTGCATCTTATATCTAAACAGAAATTTAGAAGAAATTTTTTGACACCGAAACATTGTCAAATTATGGAATTTATGATGAAGATATAATTCTATTACAAAGATACGAAGGCACATTATTACTCAACATCTTATAAAAATCATGTTGCGCCATAATTAAATATTTTTGTGAAGTCAATTTATTAATGGCAGCATATTTAAGGTTATCAATAGGTGGTTTAACGAGAGACAATAAATAATTAACATTGTAGAGCAACTGTTTATAGTAACCAATATTCGTGATAAAGTCATGTGACAAATAATCATGACATCTTTCAGATATTCCTTTTATATCGCAATCTGGTACTTTTTTTGGATAATTATCGAGTTCATTAATTTTATCATTATCAAGCGTATCTATTTGGCCATTAATGAATGCATTATTTTTCCGACTTTTTATGTGTGTGTCTTTTTTGTCATCAATGAGTATATCTTTTTGTTTTTCCATCATTGTCGCCATTAATTGGGCATTGCTTGTGGGAATGGTCGATGGAATTCCAAGTATAGGTGTCACTAATTGAATATTGCCCATGGGAATAACAGGTTGGGTTCCCAGTATTGGTGTGACATATTGAATATTGTTTGTGGGAATAACGGATTGAGTTCCAGATACTGGTATCACTGATTGGGGCTCAGATATGGGCGCAACCGACTGAACTTTGGATATGGAAGTGACCGTTGGAATATCATGAGTTGGTTTGACTGACTGTGTTGCTTGTATTGGCATGACAGTTTGTGTTCCATAAATGGGTACGACCGATGTTCCATAGACGGATGCCAGTGTAGGAATTGCATATATGGGTGCCGATGTTGGCGTTATTATTTGAGTTCCTGTTGTTTCTGTGTGTTGTTTTGATAAATTCAAAACAAGTTCATTGATAATGTGATTAAAATTATTTATGCACTGGGATAATAATTTTAGGGAATCTTGTAAGTTATTACCATTGATTTCCTTATTTTTGGCAAATTGATTGTTTTTAGTGTAAGTAGTTAAATTATTTAATTTTTTGTTCAGGTTTTTAATTTTTTCGTGTTGCTCTTCAATTAATTTTTTTGCGGAATCTTGAAAATGATAGTTGGTTTGATTATTTTTTAATTCCGTCAATGTATTTTCTAATTCTTGTTTGATTTGCTCAATTTGGTTTGACAAATTAATGATATCATTTGTCATGATTTCGCTTAGGTTAATGTTACTATCTGACATTACTCCTCCAGTCTGGTAAACATTGTGTCGTTTCTGATTTGATGATTTGATGCGGAAACGATTGGTATTCATTATAATTATATCACGAAAAACATTTCACAATTTATCTAAAAAATGAATATTCTATATGATTATATAGAATATCAAGTGGGAAAATATTTTATATAGTTGTACTATATAAAATGACAAGTGAATACAAATTGGGAAAATATTTCAACAAATATTACATCAATAGACGAAACAAAACTTATTTAAAAAAAATTAACAAATATTCGTCCCAATATATGAGATCACAACGTGGTGGGGGAAGAGATATTTCCACGAACATTGAATACTATATTGGTAGTATTGTTAATGGAGAATACAAATTGCAAACTGATCTCGATATCATTAAAAATATCACTTTCGAAAAAGAACAATGTACTAGTAATTTTTTGGGAAATCCTGGATCAAATAATGGATTCCAATATAAACCTCATTTTTTGGCTATTTGTTTTTTGAAAGAATTTGGTGGTGTTTCCAAAAATGAACGATTTTTGTATTTATTCAAAAAATACTTCAACCTTAGTTTCACAGATTTTTATATGAAATATGGATTACAAAAAGATGATCTTAAAATTTCCACGAACTATGTTTATTTTTTGTTAAATTACACTACTCAAGTCCTGATAGAAAAACTTATCAACGTTAACTATTTTGGAGAAAAAACAGTTTTGTTACAAGATAAAATCAAATTACTTTACAAAGGTGGAAACACAACACGACTCTTGGTTAGAAGTTTCACTGATAATGTAACAAAGCAACTAAAAAATAAACATATTGATAGTGTTTCCAATGCCCTAAACAAATTGAATTCCATTATACAAAAAAGTAACATCGGTGATTGGGATTACAATGTCAGTATCAATTATGATTATTTGAAAAAGCACAATTATGACGATGGAGAATTATTAACACTCGTCAAACTAGTATCACAATCTTTTTATTATACGGCATCATACATTAAAACACAATTGCATACAATGTTAATGTCCAAAATAAATATTGATAATTTGGCAGAAAATATTCAAGGATTCATGTTTAATAATGATATGCAAGATTTTTTGGATCATTTTGTAAACACTTACAATCATTCCGATATTAAGGCTCCCGGTGAAGAAATCAATTCTATGTCGGTGGATAAAGTATGTATTTTCGATAAAATTATAAATAAAAATCAAATAAGTACCATGAAATTGAGTGATCTTGGAATCATCGATCGAAAATCTTTTATTTATAACACTTCTGATGAATTAATAGATAACCAAACAATGGATACTTACATCGAAACAGACCAACCATTTATTGATACAAAATTGGCTGTGGTCATACCAGAAATTATGCCAACTGACAATATTTATTTGGTTTATATGAATCACTTAGTTCTTATGAAAAAATATAAAGTTTCCTCATTTAATTTGTTGCGCGTCAAAATTAATAACGAGATAAAATTTAATGTGAACATCAAAAATGATGATGTTGATACTTCGCGATCTAAAAAGATGTTTGTTAATTTTGAATTGGTAGATGTTTCCGTTTCAACACCGTATGATAATATAATTACGTGGATAAATTTATATTTTTATCCGGACACTGTGAACATGGTTGATTATCATATCAAAAATTCGAATTTTCCAGACCAAAAAATTATAACTAAGGTGCCATCACCACAATATATGTTTGGAGATATCGCCGTAATACTTTTTGAAGAACATCCATTTATTTGGCATGATCAAAAATATGCCAAACGTATTCAAAGATTATTTATTTTAATATTACTATCTTTTTACCAGGATGGACTGACGACGAATGATATATACGAAATTTATTCAAACATCGAAACACTTTTTAGACATCTTACAGCGGCGGATAATTTGCGAAGTCGTTTGGAAATATTCCAAGGGCAATATAATATTATCGTAAATCCACACGGTAACAAAATTAATGAAAATTCGCGCGTATATTATGGAGACAAATATCATGAACTCAATATTGAGCATCTTCTTTTAAGAATTAAATCAGATTCCCCATATCATTATAAATACATCGAATTTTTATTGTCTAACTATATTCGAATGATTTTAATTGGTAATTACATTATCAACAATAATGTTAATTCATCGGATCAAGAATTTGTGCGATACGAACTTTTCCCTAATAGATTAGTGGAATTACCGAATATACAAGAATACGTGACACCCTCGGTCAATATTCTAACACAATCTCTCACAGATTTGTACATGGAAGTTCGTGGTACTTCACATAATTTGGAAGAAAATCAATTATTACCATTGGGACCCTTGCCTAATTTGCCACCCGCTGACACAGACACTCTCATCGATTTCATAAACAAAATGAAGACTTATGAAACTACAATTATTCAGAACTGCGCTTTTGTTTTGGACATTTTGAAGGGTTTTCGCGATGGTGATCTTCAAGATCCGAAAATAGTTTATGCTGGCGAATCATTTTACTGAGTAAATAAGTAATTTATTTTGTTGTTAATAAATTACTCATTTAGTTAATTAATAACCAGGATAACTAGGTGCCAAAGCAATTCCACAAATTCCTGGACCAGTTCCAGTTGGATCGCGGGCAATGTAAATATATCCTTCGTCGCCCCATTTTTGTCCCCAACTGTTCTTGACAATATAGTAAGGGGTAGGGGCTGTGTCATTAAATCCAACCACCAGAACACCATGATCCAAAAAGCCCACATAACATCCGGGATCATCATAAACGCCTGATTTGTAATGTTGGAAACTGGCCGTATCTGCCTCAATGGCAACAGAAACAGGTTGATGATAAGCAGCAAATCCAAGAGCATTCTCATTGGAAGATGGAACATTCCAACATTCTTGAATATTAGTTCCGGGCACATTTGTACAATTTTTACTTTGACAAGTGCCATCTGATGCGTGATAAGGATAATTGGCCTCCGAACATAAACCACCATTAAATATAACATAAGTAAATGCGTCATCCATGTAACCTCCTTCACAACCATGATTACCATAACTGACAGAACAATCAACTAATTGTTGTTCGGACAACGAAGTCAAAACACCCGTTTTAATGGCCACCAAACCCTCTAGAGAGCCTGTAGTGGAAAAGGACCAACAAGATCCACAATTTTCTTGATTTTTGATACCGGTAACCGCCCCTTTTTGGCGCCAATCAATGGCATTGCCATACGGTTGAGTATGATTGGATGTGGGTGCGCAAACATTATAGAGTGATTTTTTTGGACGCAGACCTTTGGATACAAATTGACGATATTCTTCGTTTGTCCAATCTGTGAATCTAGTTTGTCCCAATTGATATGAATGGCCAGCCAAATTATGTTCCGTAATATATTTCATATTTTGTTGATAAATGGTCATACGATATACCAGTTCTTCAGCGGTATCATATTTTTTATCAAAATCATTTAAATATTGATAAAACTCATGAATTTCTTCCGGTTTCCACAAACTATGATTGTTTGATTTAACAACAGGAAATTTTGCAGAACAAATAGTTCCTATAAATAATGCGAGCGTGACCAATAAAAAAGTATTACGCATGTTATTTTGATTATTTATA